TACAAACAAGCAGTGGCTTCCATTCTCTGTGAGCCAGGATCAGATTGAGAATTTCACAGATGGCTCTGTAAAAGTTGAGAATGCTACTTATACTTACAATGGAGAGACACACATCTACTCTGGCTATGCTATCTATGATGCACAGTTTGGACAGTTAGGTGTATACCTCTACACTACTATTGATCCAGTAGAGATCAATGAAGTTGAGTCTAATGGTGTGTTCGATGACCTCTCTTACAATGGCACTTACAATGTAGTAGGTTACAAAGATGGTCAGCAGTTCGTCAAGATCATCTCTTCTTCTGCAAACCCAGCAGCTATTGAGAGAAATGATGATGGCAACTACAAGTTCGCTCCTGGAACATATGTAATCTCATTTGCTACTTACAATGATGAGATAACAACTTCTCAGCTTGTGTTCAAGAAGGTCAACAAGTCTAGTGTGCCAACTGCTAGTGCAACATTCTATGCTACAGATGTAGTAACAGATGCTACACAAGGAACAGTCATCAATGACACTCCAACTATTGTTGACATCGACCTCAACAGGAAGTTCAAGATCACAGCAGATGCAGGTGTAGAAGTACAGCTCTTAGTTGAAGGTGGCATGGCTCCTGTATTCAGAGTTTCTACTGATGAGTCTCATGTGACAATGCAGCACAAGATTTCTGACTCTGTCATCTCTGGAAGCTTGAAGTTCATCCCAATGAAGGGTCTCAAGATCTCTAAGAGACATCTCCCAGGATATGATGCTGATGGCAATGTTGGTGCTGAAGCTGGTGTAGAGAAGATCTACTCAGTCCTCAAGACTGAAGGTCTCATCAGAGGTCTCTGCAATGAAGAGATGATTGGCTTCCGTTACATTGTTGACTCTATGTCATATGGTGTTGACACAATGCTTGGTGGTAAAGTCTATCTGTCTCAGATGGCTCTCCGCAGAGGAAAGTGTACAGCTCTCCTGAATGCTCCTTCTAAGAGAGAGTTCGCTAAGAGCACTAACCCATACTTCTGTGATACATTTGTCAATGGTGTTGACATCAAGCCAGCATTCAAGACTGAGTACATCCCTAAGGGAGGTAATGACAAGCTCATTGCTTCTAAGAAGTTCAGTCTGCCTGATCAGGACAATGGTGCTACATACACTGCTTGCTTCTTCCCTAACCTCGTATACAGTGTGAATGGAAAGAGCTTCAATGTACCACCTGCAGCAGATGTCTGCAACACTCTCATCAGGAAGTTCAATGGTGGTGATCCTTGGGTAATCTGTGCAAACAACAACGGTATCATATCTAATCCATATGTTTCTGGAGTTGAGTATGCACTTGATCCAGAAGATCGTGATGCACTTGAGCCTTACGGAATCAACCCAATCATTACAAGAAATGGAGTTCCAATGATCTATGGTGACCAGACTTGCTACCAGAGAGTTAAGAGTGACCTCAACAAGCTCCACATACGTGAGAACCAGAACAGCCTCGAGATTCAAGCTCAAGCTGTGCTCGACAACTATGTGTTCTTGTACAACAACCCTCAGACTCGTGCTGATGTTGTCCAGATGCTCACTCCAATCTTTGAAGCAGCTCGTATCAGTGGTGCTATTGAGTCATACACTATCCAGTGTGATGAGAAGAACAACACAGAAGACATCATCACAAGTGATCTCGGTATCTGTGAAGCAAGTGTGGTTCACACTCACGGAATGGAGAAGATACTTGCAGTCTTCCGTCTCAAGAGAAACAACAGATCTACAACATAAAGCAATTATGTTACGATCTAAACATAATAAAAAGAGGAGTAATTTGAATTACTCCTCTTTTTTTTTGTATCATTGAATTAGAATATTATCATTCAGTGTCTACCCACTCAAAGTCTGAATCATCAGTGCTAGCCCAAGAAATAGTGCTCTCATATGTCTTTGGAGACTTATGTGGACAATTGTCACAATCAGTTATGTCTCCAACAAAGCAGAAAGTTATTCCTTGATTCACAAGATGCTGCTTGTGCTCACAATCGACAGAATATGTGAATTTCTTAGATCCTGATGGCATGCTATTCCTTTATCTCTTCTGCATCAGCTTCTTCAACTTTCTTAGAAGCCTTCTCTGCTGCTTCTTTTTCCTTGCGCTTCTTCTCTTCTTCTTTCCTTCTCTTCTCTGCTTCTTTCCTCTCCTTCTCTTCTTTCTTCTTCCTGATCTCTGATTGTCTCTGACATTCAACACTAAACTGCTCCTTGAACTCAATAATGTCCTTGTTTGGCTCTCTTTCTGAGTAGAGATACTTGCTGTCAATAGTCTTGAGGACTTCAGTGAACAGCTCTTCCCACTCTTTAGTCTTCAATGACTTTGCATTGAGCAAGTTAGCTTCTAAGAACACTTCCCACTCAGGCTCTTTAGTGACTTCATCTACTATATAGTTGACCAGATAGTAGAACTCATCTCCAGCAAGCATGCCTTTCACATACTCATCAGCATCAGAGTGTATCTCTTCTGTTGACTTGTAGCTTGCTACTACAATGTTGTTAGTGATATACATCCCAAGAACAGTCTTTATGAACTCTTTCTGACTGTCTGTAATCTCTTCTAATGTAAGCTTAGGTGCTTTTGTCTTTTTCATATAGTCTAATATGTTTCTTTCTAGTTCTATATATCATTACCAAAAACTTTTCTTAGCTTGCTGATATGCCTCATATCTCTCTTTGAATTTCTCTGAGTCAATCTTTGATATGCTCTTGATCTTATATCTGTGTTTCAAGAATTCTTCTTTGCCTCTACATAAAGTTATATCACTAATATATTGATCTTGAATTAGACTATCAGAAGCATTACAAGAGAAAGAATCATGATGATATTGTATCACATTCTTGTCTGTCAAGTCATACAAAGCTAGATTGCCTGAGCAAATATTGCCTGAATTCATCAGTGCATCAGCAATGCCCTTCATTGAAATCTCATCATTGGCAAGAAGCAATTCAATAGCTTTTGTAATCTCTATGATTGACGACTTAGACATATCATACAATAGAGTATACCTGTCTTCTTCCTCTAGATTATTCTTGAACAAGTCATAGTTATTAGTCAAGAAGAATTTATTGTCAATCTGGATGAAATAGAAAGTAGCGTAGCTGAATCCTGGGAAATTACTCACACAAACTTTGAATATAACTCTATCAAACACATTGTCTAGAGGATAGAACAACAAGCATATATTTCCAATATGATTATGATAAAAAATTGAGAACTCTGTATACTTCTTGTTACGATCTAGACTATCATCTATCTGATTGATATACAAGTTTAAGTCAGCCATAGCTGGGCTTTTGTACAAATATTCAAACAGATTATTCAAGAACTCAGCACAAGTATCATACTTCTCATCTATAGCATCTACAGCTGTACGAGGAGCATACTTGTCTCTTGTCTTCTTTGCTAATCCTAGACTATACATAATAATTCATCTTTGATGATGCAAAATTACTAAAAATACTCTAGATTCTGACAATGTTAACAATGATTAACTATATCTTTAACATAGATTAACTATGCAAGAAGATCTTCTTCTTTCTTGAAGTCAATCTTCCTCTCAAACACTGGGAACCCTTGCTCTTGGTAGATCTTCTTCCTCTCTTTGTAGTGGTTCATCAAGTAGTTCACTCTCTTGTACTTGTCTTCTCCACTAACAAAGTCATCTACTATGTCAAATATCACTACCTTGTCTTTACCAGGGTATCTCCTCATTCCACGTCCAATGAACTGGCGCACAATGAACTCACTCTTGACAGAGTTTGCTAAGATGATTGTCCACAGATTGCCGACATCAATTCCCTCAGAGAAACATCCAGTTGAGCCAACAATGACTGTGTTTCCAGTGGTGTCTTTTTCCATGCGCTGCTTATAGTAGTCACGAGAGTCAGTGTCAGTACTCCCATCAGCATAGAAGACATCTTTGTTAGAGTATTCTTTGAGATAGTCATATATCTTCCTTCCATATTTGTTGACATTGACATCATTGAACAGCACTAGAGTGTTGTTCTTGCACCTAGAAGCTAAGTCACATATGTACTTGAGCCTAGTAGGAGACTTCATTGAGTATGTCTGTTCTTGCTTCAACAACCTGTTTCCTCCAGAGACATCATCTTTCTCTTTCATGAGCCTTCCCATATACAAGACTTCTTTGTCTTTGTCTGGTGCATAGTCAAGGATGTCACTAATGATGTATATAGGAGTTGCAAAGTTCTCTTTGTTGATGAGCTGGAATGCAGTGAGCTTGAACACAAGTGGTCCTGTGAAAGACTCTAAGTTGAACTTCATGTAGTCATCTTTAGGGAAAGTACCAGTCACACCAAAGCAATACTTCATGCTTGTGCACTTGTCTATGATGTTCTTTATAGACTTTCCATTAGATATATGATGAGCCTCATCAACAATGATCATGTCAAAGTCTTTGAAGAATGTGTGATCCTTAAGACAAAGTGATTGATAAGTACCAAACAAGATGTCACAATCATACACAGCCTCAAGCTGTTTCTTCTTCAATCCTCCTACAAGATAAGCACTCTTGAAGTCATGAGGGCCTTTCACCCATCGCTCATACATGTCAAACTTGTCATATGACTGGGTTGCTAAGTTAGTGTTTGGGACTATATACAAGCATCTCTTTATCTTCTTGACATCTTTCAAGAACTTGTACAAGATATAAGCCATGAGGGTCTTTCCTCCTGAAGTAGTTACCTCTACTGAAGCTCTCCTGAACTTGACAAGCTTGAACACTCCTTCAACCTGATACCCCATTGGAGCTACTTCTTCTCCTTTGTCTGTGACAGCATCTTTGAACAAGTTGTCAACATAATACTTGAAGATGTCAAGCGTAAGAGCAGAGTCTTGGAGTATCTCATTCATTCCTGGTTCAAAGTTCATGTTGAATGAGTATTTCTTACATGCTTCAATGAGTTCCATCCACAGTCCAAACGGAAGCAATCCAAATCTGTTGAAGAACTCAACTTTGAATGCTCCATCAGGGAACTTCTTCTTCATTATCCATGACTTTGGAGGCTCTTTAGTGAAGTGAAGCCTGATTTGATCAATCTCAAGCTTCGTCATGTTCCTCAGTATTAGATGTTGTCTGTCATCTGTTATAGAGATGTCCACTCTAATGCTTACTATATCTGCACTTTCTAATAGATTATATATCAAAAGAAAAATAAAGATTAGATTTTGATGATTAAATTATGATTTAATCTATTAATTTTCAAATACTTAAATATAATTTTCTTAAATAGAATTTGTAAAACAATCTGAAAACTTTTCAAAAAATTCTAAACCTTTTAATCAAAACCCCATATAAGAGATATCTGAATCTCTGAATCAATAGACCTATATAGTATATTTAGTATATTAGTATGGTTTCTTGAGACAAGATGGGGGTTGGGG